CAACGAATGATCCTCAACTAGCCGAGGATGCAGGCAAACTGCCCTTTTTAATTGTAGTTAAAGACTTATCGGAATATGAGGAGATGAATTTCTTCAAGCTAAAAAAAATAGCTAAGGAAAAAGGAATTGAAGTTGATAAGAAAATTAAGAAGAAAGAATTGATTAATAGGTTAAGCGAGGTGAAATAAAATGGATCTAACTAAATTGAGAGATATAGATACTGATATAAATCAAATGATAAGCAGGATTCTTTCAGTAACATTTGAGAGGATTGGCCCAGCCGGACAGGGAACTACTGGAACGGGAGGCACCGTTGGACAAATTGCCATTGAAGGCCTCCATGCGAATGGAGTGGTTTTGGTTAGTGGGGCTGAGTCTATAATTAAAGGTGTTGGAGCCGTGGTAGCTGATGAGGGATATTTTACAGTCTATGATGGAGATACAACCACTCCTGCTGCGATAGACAGCAAAAAGGTAAATTATTTCGTGGTCGATTTGGGAACTGCCTAAACCAGTTAGGTAGTCTCAAAATTACTTATACGAGAAGTTTGTGGGCAAAGAGGAATAAATGGATTGCGAGTGATATAAATGTCAGAAAAAGCTATGGGCAATTACATAACCGAAGATGATGTAGATAACTGGGGATTACCAATCAGTGCTTCTGCTGATTTTACTACTACAGCGGTAAATATTACAGAAGATAAAATTGAGGTGGGTATAGATATTCCTACTGGTTCAAAGATAAGATTTAACTCTACTGGGGACCTACCAGAGGGACTTGAGACAGATACAATTTACTATGCCGTCAGAATTGACGCTACTATTATACAGGTCGCAAGTTCTCCAGTTAATGCTGCTGCTATCCCTCCTGTTCCTATTGATATAACTTCACAGGGAGTAGGAACTCATAGTATAGATGTTGGCGAAGGAGAAAGTCTAGCCGATCGCCAATCTATTATAGACGAAATAGAAGCCCAGGTAGAGCGGATAACTAAGGACTATTTTTATCCGAAGACTTTTCATGAATTTCTCGATGGGAATGGGAGGGAGAGATTATTCCCTTCGATTAGGCAAAAAATATTATCAATTAATTATATGGCCATAAGCGAGGTCGAAATTTCCACCATAGATAAGACTGGAACGGATATATCCGGAACAGCTGGAGAATATACAGTTACTCTGACCATTTCTGCTACTGATGATTATTATAAAAACAATTATCTGGGAATCAAGTATGCTTCTGAACAAATAGATAATTTGTGGGGCAGTAGGATTTTAGGTAATACCGCGACTGATGGAGATGGGAAATCCGTATTTACCTTAGAGCAGCCACTAAAAGCCACACTTATAGAAGCGGATGTCGTAACGCTCATAACTAACTGGGACTACGATGACGATTGTATTTATCGCAATGCACAAGGCATTACACACGAACCAGGAACACTTATGGAGCCGTCGGAATTTTTTCTTAATGGTTATTTCCCTAAAGGCCAGAGGAATATAGAAGTTAAAGGGACTATAGGCCATTATATCTGTCCTCAGGCGATTAAAAATGCCTGCATAATCTTGGCTAGAGATGAGAATGATCCGACTCTATATGAACATTATGAATTTAAAAAAGAAGATATGGGTCGGGTCTATTCCTATGATAGAGGAGAGGAAGAATATCTAAGCGGAATTATCGAATGTGACCGCTATCTGAGACGCTATATTAATCTAAGGCCGGTATTGGCAGTTTAAAAGAAGGGGATTGGATATGAGGATTATCGGACCTCGAAAGAGATTCATTCTGATAGAGAGAACAGAAGGAGAAGAAACCGCCGAGGGGCAGGAAATTACCTGGACTGAGACCGACGAATTCGGTGGAGTGATTGATTCGCTAAGGGGAAGAGAAGGCATATCTTACGACAAGACAGGAGTGATTGCTGATTATCGTCTTTATACTGAACACCCTAATATTATCGAAAAGCACCGAATAAAGCTAAAGGGAACGAGTAGAATTTTTGACGTTAAATATGTCGATCCCAAGCTCTTAAAAAACAAGATAATGGTGGTTGATTTACTTGAAAGGAAAGAATGAATTTAAATTAATCTGGAAAGGCAAAGAAGTTAGCGATGCCATTAACAGAGTTTCTAATAATCGGCTCAATGATTTAGGGGAGCTTTTAGTTAGAGAGATCAGAGAGGTAATATCTCAAGCAGGTACTGGAAAAAAATATGTAACTCCAAGAGGCAGAGTTCACATAGCCAGTGCCCCTGGGAAACCACCGGTTATTTGGCATGGTGGGCTACACGGATCGATTTTTTTTATAGTAACCGAAGCGGGAAATATCTTTTTGATGCATGTAGGCACGGGTGGAGATATCGGAGAATATGGGAAGGCATTAGAATTTGGAACAGAAAGCATGGCTGCCCGACCCTGGTTAGGAGTAACTTTAGAAAATTCCAGAGAGATGATTAAGAAGTTTCTTGAGGAAGAGTGGTTTTAGGATGGATGTAATCGCAGCAATAAATGCCGAAATATTCGATTATTTAAGGGCTGACGAAACTCTAGTGGGGATAATGGGAAACAATAATATCAGGGTTGGACGAGCCCTGAGGTCAGATATATTCCCTTATATCACCTTTGGAATCAGGCCTTTTGTGGATCCACTTATGCCCTTGTTAGGAACGGGGACTCTGGAGACCCATTTGTGGGATAAGAATAGTTTAATGACCCGAATTAACAATATGAGAAATAGATTAATTTGGCTAATGGACCTGCATGAATTTACTCTCTTGGGAGAAGAGGCGAAAGGAGTAAGAACATTTTTTGATAGTAGTGACATGATCGAAGAAGAGGAAGAATTCATTCAACATCTGGTTATTTTATATACCGTGAAATATATCAGGAAATCAAATATAAATGTTTAAAAAAAGAAACGAGGTGATAAAAAATGGGAATTAAGAGTGGTTTAAACGTAGATACTCCGGATAGAATTTTTGTCGATGCCGGAGCGGTTTATTTGAATTACGGTTTGTCTAGTGAGAGATTGCTAGGTGCTACTCGTGGTGGTAACGAATTTAATCTGAACAGAGAGATCAGGGATATCGAGGTTGATGGGGTCAGAGGTTCAGTAAAGGGATTAAGAAGAAGAACAGTTTGTCGTCCACAGATTACTTGTAATCTTATTGAATTATCCCTTGATAATTTACTCAAGGCCATTGCAGGAGCAAATTCGGAAGAGACTAAAGCAACAGCGGTGGTAGATGCTGAATATTTAGGAGTAGGAAGTGCGGAAATTGATGAATTTACTGTGGGGCATTATCCAGTAGTGGCAAAATCAGAGAAAGTCTATATTGACGGAGTGTTAAAGACTAGAGGCGAAAAAAGTGAAGAATTGTTCGTTGGTAATAATGCTATTAATAATAAAGATTTTACCACTGACATTGGTGATTGGGACGCTCTAACCGGCGGGGTTTTAACAAGCGAGACTGGTGGACACGCTGGCAATGGTGGTAAATATGTAGTAGGTGCTTCTCCTTCAGTCAACCTTTTAAAATTGGATGACGCTTTAGGAACTGTTCTGACTTATTTAGAAGTAGGCAAGAAGTATAGGATTATAGTCTATGCTAAAAAGGGTGCTGCCTGGACTGGTGGAAAGGTAACTATAAAGTGTGATGGGCAGAGTAAAGAATTGCCTGACTTATCTACAGAGTTTGTCATGACAGTCTTTGATTTTACAGCAGTCGGAACCGATGCGACTATAACTATTGACTGTGCTTCTGCTCCAACACAGAATGATGAGCTATGGATTGATACTTTGGGATTTGTCCAGTTTTCGGGAGATTACACTATTGTTAATTCAACTGGAGTAATTACCTTTAATCTGGAAGATGTCCCTAAAGCACCGAATGCTACAGCGGAAGTGGTAACTGCCAGTTATACTTATGAGACTGGAGACCCTGCGACCCACGATACCATTACCGGAGGGGATATTGGTGACGAGGATTATATGGATAATGTAGCCCTTGTGGGGACTATTTCTGGCAAGGGGAACGATGTAATTTGTATAGTGAAGAATGCACTAGCAGATACTGGATTCTCTCTTTCTACTGCACCAAGGGACGAAGCCGTTCCGGTTATTGTGTTTACAGGTCATTATCTCCCTGCTGATCCGAACACCGAACCCTGGGATATACGATACCCACGGGCATAGTCCTAATTTTAAAATTAACTAAGGAGATTGGTAATGGTTGAAGAAAAAAAAGATAAGAAGACATTCGAGAAGGAAATAGAACCACTCATCGGAGACACACCTATTGTTACTATCAAGGGCAAAGAATATAAGATGAGGCGCCTGGGAATGGCCGATACCTTTAAGCTGGCCCGGATTATAGCCATCGGTGCGGCTGGGATAGGAAAAGAAATCAGTAGTTTAGAGATGACTGCAGAGGCTGCGATTGGACTATTGATTGTAGGATTTCCCTATGCAGACAGGCAAATATTGGATTTATTTGCCGATCTGCTGGAAGTCAAGCCCGAGGAGATAAGGAATCCCGATATATTCCCGATGGGGTCTGAAATAGACATAATTAAAGCCTTAGTCGAACACATAGACGTGAAGGCTTTTTTTACCAGATTAATCGGGCTACTGGAGATGCCGATATTGAAGGAATTTTTGAAAAAAACCTCGACCTCATCCAGGAACGATACGGCTGGACCGACGAAGAAATAAAATACAATATACCTTATGCTCGGTTCATGCAATTAGTTAGAGTTGCTTCTAGTCAAAAAGTAGAAGAACTCAGAATGAGGATGCGAGAACAGGCCTATCTGGGATGGCTGATATACCTATTGCAACCGATTGCTATTAGAGAACACAGAATGACCTTTCAAGAATGGCTAAGAGGTTTGGGTCTGGCTGAAGAAGAGGAGAAAGTTGAAGACTTGGAATCAATGAAAAAGAAAGCCTTACAGATAGCCGAAAGAATAGTGGAAATGGATAAAAAACACGGGAGTTGATAGAGAATGGCAATGGAAATCTTTAAATTAATGGGAACAATTGCCGTAAATAAAGACCAAGCTTTAATGGATATTAAAGCTGTGCAAGATCAAGCCAAACGAGCCTCTACAGAAATGGGAGGCTCTTTTACTAAATTTAGCGGATATGTTGAGGAGCATTCTGCACAAATAAAAAAGGCTGGCAAGATGATGACGATATTTGGCGGAATCGCTACTGCTGTTTTTGCAGTTGCTGTTAAAGGTGCAGCTGATCTCGAGACCCAATTAGCAAATGTTTCCACCATGCTTGACGAATCGGCTATGAAAATTTTGCCAGAATACAGAAGGGGTTTACAGGCTCTATCCGTAGAATTTGGAGAGTCTACCCAGACACTTTCTAAAGGACTTTATGATATCCTTTCAGCCAGCATACCCCCTGCTGAGGCCTTAAATGTTTTGGAGATATCTGCTAAGGCAGCGGCAGCCGGTATTACCGATACCGGAGTGGCAGCAGATGCCATAACTACTATATTAAACTCTTACGGTATGAGTGCGGACCAAGCGGGAATGGTGAGTGATAAACTATTTGCTATTGTCAAGGAGGGTAAATGCCTGACAGGGGATACTCGAATTTTGCTTTCAGATGGAAGATATAGAAGAATAGACAGCTTAAGAAATGAAAAAGATTTAGAAATAGTATCCTGGGATTATCGAAATTTTATTCCTATGAAAGCTAAATTTGTAGATATGGGAACTAAGCAAACTGTTAAGATTTTAACTGGCATGGGACGAGAAATTAAGACAACTCCCGAACATCCTTATCTCACTCCAGACGGTTGGATAAAAGTAGAAGATCTAAAAAAAGGAGATAGAATTGCTATCCCTTCTTCTTTACCCTTTTTTGGCAATATTAAGCCTAGAGATGGATGGCCTGAACTTTTAGGATATCTTTTGGCCGAAGGAAGTATCCAAAGAGGCACTCCTAGATTAACCATAGCAGATAATCGAATATTGATAAAAGTTCGGGATGTAGCTTCGAGATACGGAATTAATTTAAAGAAGATTAATCAATCAGATAAAACCAAATGCAATTCTTATATGCTAACAGCTGGGACAAGAGATAAGCATCATAAAAATCCTGTTATAGAGAAATTAAGAGAATATAAATTATGGGGAACTAATTGTCACACAAAATTTATCCCCGATGAGATATTTAGCTGGGAAAGAGATGATATAGCCAAGCTGCTTAATGCCTATTTTAATGGAGATGGCTGGCTGGCATTCGATTCAAATAATTCAGGAAGAAGAGAACTCGGAATCTGTTCAGTTTCTAAACGACTGTTAGAAGATGTATCGCATCTACTCCTAAGATTTGGGATTAATGGTTGTGTAAGAAAAAATTCAAAAAATGCTTGGGTATGGACCACAAGAAGATACATTGAAATAAAGAGATTCTTAGACTATATAGGGATAGAACGGGATAGCGTTAAACGATTTTTAGAGTACATTCCCAAAGGAAGAGGATCTTATGCCTATCTCACCAGCTATGGTAAAATTCCTCGGAAGAAAAGAAAGTACAAACCTTATAATGGATTAAGGAATACCGACAATCAGCTATATTATGACAAAATAAAAGAAATTATTTATGAAGAAGAGGAGAGAGTTTATGACCTAATAGTTTCCAAACTTCATAATTTTGTAGCCAATGATATCCTGGCACATAATACAACCTTCGCTGAGCTCGCCCCCTCGATCGGAAAGGTCGCTGCCACTGCTTCGATGTCAGGATTAAGTTTTGACGATTTAGGCGCTTCTATTGCAACTATGACCAGAGCTGGAATTCGTACAGAAGAAGCCATGACCGCAATCAACGGAGTACTAAACGCATTTTTAAAGCCTACAGATGAAGCCATAGAGGCAGCAAAGGGATTTGGGCTAGTACTTGATACTAATACCCTCCGTAGCGAAGGTATGACTGGAGTAATGGAAAAACTGACAAAAGCTACTGCTGAACAGTTAGCTCAGGTATTTCCTAACATCAGAGGTCTAAAAGGTATGGCTGCAGCCTTAGGAGATGCCGAGGGGTATGCTAGAAGTTATGCACTAATGTTAAATTCTGCTGGCCTGACTCAAGAAGCTTTTACTAAACAATCAGATACTCTAAACTTCAAACTAGATCAACTGAAAGAAATGTTCAATGTTATAAAGGTCACTATAGGGACTGTATTAATTCCTGTCGTAGAAGATATTACTGAAAAAGTTATGGGAGCCCTTGTAAAAGTTAAAGAATGGACCGAAGCAAATAAACCTCTTACTGAGAGTTTAGTCAAATGGGGAGCCGGTGTTAGTGGGACAACGTTAGTCTTAGGGGTACTTGTGATGATGCTCCCCGGTTTTGTTAAGAATTTGGTCACAATTGCCGGTTGGCTTGGACCCCTTTCAACTGGATTTACAGCTTTGGCAATAAGTCTTGGGTTATCTACTGGTGGTTTAGTTTTGTTGCTTGCTGGTTTGACCGCTATAGGTTTATACATAGGAAATGAGTGGAAGAAGGCTTGGGCAGAGGGTCAGCGAATAAAAGAAATGGAGATTAAGTCTACAGAGAACCAAACTAAAGCTAACGAGAAATTACGGGAGGCATATAATCTCACCGATGAAGAGATGCAATATTGGATTGAAAATCATAAATTGTCAGCCGAAGTTCTTGAAAGAACTCGCAAGGTAGCAGAAACATCAGCTGAGACCATCAAAAAATTGGGCGAGGCTCATCAAGAATATTATGAGGTTATGACTAAAGGAAATAATCTATTAAAAGACGAAGTTATTCCAACTTTTGAAGAACTTGATGGCGCTGTTTTAAATTCTATTATCACTGGCGAAGAACTTTCCGAACAACAAGAAGAATATATGGCAATGCGTCAACGAATGTCTGATATTGATCGAACAGCAACTCAAATAAAAATAGATGATTTAGATCGGGAGTGTGTTGCTTTATTAGCTAATATGGATACTAATTTAATGACCATGGAGCAAATTGACGAATATAGACAAGTTATGCTTCAACATATTATTGCAGAATCTTCAGAGAGACAAGAACATCTGAGAAATATGGAAGAAATTGAGAATAAATTGTTTGAGTTATCCCATACACAAACAGAAGTTAGACTTAAAGATTTAGAAGAAGAACGAATTGCTAGAATTGAAGCAGCACAGGAAGCTATGTTATCGGCAGAAAAATACGCAGAGGCCATATCAAAAATTCAGGAAGCTTATGATAAAGAAAAAGCCTCGATTTTAGAACTTGCCATTGCTAGATCTGAAGGTGAAATAGCGAGTTTAGATAAGTCGATTGAACTTCGAAAAGAGGCAGGAGAGCAAATTGATGAGTTAATTAAAAAGCGAAATGCGGAGGTTGCGAATCTCAATGGATTAAAGGAAGCTTACAATGGGACAGCGGCTGCTGCGGAAAAGCTTGCTACTGCTGAGGCTAAACACAAACCACCTGAATTAGTAGGGGCAGCAGTGGCAGGACAATTTAAAGTATTGAACCCACAAGGTGGATATGAAGGAGTAACTTCAGATCCCGATGCTCTGACCGCGGCAGAGGTAGCAGCAGGTTGGCAATTAATTCCTTTACAGGTAATGGGCAAGGGCGGTTTAGTTCAGACTTTTATAGATGCTATTAAACATTTGGCTGGTGGTGGAACTACAGATACTATTCCAATTTGGGCTACTCCGGGCGAATATGTAATCAAAAAGCAAATGGTAGATTTTATTAGAAAAACCGGCATGGTGACGGGGGGTTTAGTGGAAGCAATTCAGAAGGGACTGCCTACCCCGAGTCCTTCTTTTGCTGGAGGAGGAATGATAGGAAGATGGGCAGGAGCTCAGCCCGGGGCGGTTACTCCCGGAGGGATCTGGAGTGGTGGCATTACTTTTGGCAGTGGGTCAATCGTTATAAATGCTAAGACCCTTGACGATGCCACTATAAATCAGGCGGGCGACAAGATTATGAGAGTAGTGCACGAGAAAGCTAAAAGCGCTGGTTTGGTTTTCGGGAGGAGTTAAATGATTATTAAGTTAGGTATTTTAGGTTCAGAAATCACCTTTAATTTCGTGAATGTGAATTATGATAGGGTCAAGCCCAACTCTGAGCATGCCCTTATTTCTGGAGCGATTAAATTCCAAGAGGCAAACAATTCATATAGGGTTTATTCCTTTGAATTTGTCTACTTAACATATGCTGAGAAGGAGGCTTTAGAGGACATTTTTGCTTTATCTAATATTCTGAATGTCCAACTCGAAACTGAGACTTATGGAGTTAACCATAGCATAAAATTTAGGAATCCGTTT